CACTTTCTGTAATCTTCTGTGCAGAAGGTAATACAGTTGAAGTTGATCCTGTTTCGCCAGTAAATGCAGTTCCTGTAGCGGCACTGATTACCACATCATCCATAGCTCTACCCATTGCCATAGCAGCAGCTTGAGCATAAGATGAAGTCGGGTCTATTAAGAGTCTTACTTTATCTTGTTGATCTATTAAATCCGCAAATTCGTAATCCGCAAGAGATACTCTTCTTCTAGCATGCGGAGTGTCGATCTGTGGAGTATCAGAATGTCTGCTTGTTTTTAACTGAGCTGTTACTTTTCCAACTTGGTCAAAGAAAGCATTTTTTCCGACAACAGATTCAAGACGAACTTTGTCTCTTAATAACGATCCCATTTGTTGAGACAACATTTGTATATTTGCAGAATACTGCTGTACAAATGCTGTAGTTATTTGTGATGACATATTTGTCTCCCATTGTTATTAGTGTTAAACAATCAGAGAAGTTATCCGCCTACGCAGGCATCTCTTGGATTTTAAGTCTTTTAGACTAGAGTCTATTCCTTCTTGCCAGTAAGGTTCTTACGAATTGTCTTACCTTTAATCCATTTATAATAATTATTACAAATTGGCAAGGGATCATTTTTTTGAAACTCTGTACCAGTTTCTTTTACAATCCTTAATATCTCTAGTCTTAACTCTTCATCGTTAAGATGATTACTTTCCACCATCCAACATCTCCCTCATAGTATAAACTTGTTGTACAATTTTATCATGATTAGGATGTGATTTATTCCAATATGGACCAGTTTTATCACCCATTATCTGATCTATTTCAGTTTGAATATCCTCACTTCTATCTTGATTTTCAGATTCTGTAGATAATATTTTATCTTCTGACATCATGTTTGCTATCTTTGCGAAACCTTTGATGACATCAATATTATCTCCAAGTCTACTTCCATCTGATAGTTGCATCTCAAATACTTCTGGTGAGAGATTGGCAGTAGCTAATGATTTGGCTTTAGCAATATTTGCATCATACTCTCTACCCCATTCTTGTCTAAGTAAGTTTTGAGATTGAGCTTGTGAAGTTTCTGCATCAACTTTTGCTTGTTGAGTTTGTGCTTCCATATTATTTTTATAGAAATCTAAAACACCTTTTGCTTGTTCGTTGTTCAAGCCTAATTTAAAAGATTGATCTTGAAAACTTTTGATTGCTTGCTCATCTAAAGGAACTACATCTGATTTAAAATCTAATGAATATTTATCTGCAGAATCTGGTCTACCCATTTTCATATAGGCTTCTTCCCATTGATCTTCAGTAAAATTTTTATTAGGCACAATCATTTTATCTTGTCCAATCATTCTAGTTGCATTGATGTATGACTTTGCAAGTGCATCTATCTCTGTGAACTTTTCAATATTAGGATCATTTCTATAAGTTTCACTTATAGATTCTTTCCAAGTTGATTGTGTGGGTTGTGGTGCAGGGGTGTCTGCTTTGGCAACTGGTGTTGTTGTTGCTGGTTGTGCTTCTGTAGTTGTCTGTTCTACAGGCACAGTTTCCTGTGTTATCTGTTCGCTTGACATTTTATTTATCCTTTTTTTGCAGCATTGATTTTATAAATAGAAGAACGCTGCGTTGTCCTTCCATATATGCAGATTCATGGCTATCACCTTTTATATTTGTGGTAGTCATAAAATGACATCTCTTTTCAAGATCAGCGATGACTCTTATGCCTTCGTCTGAATTGAATACTGTTTTATAATCTGTTTGTAGTTCTTGTAAGTATTTCTCTAGTTGTTTTGTGTCCATACTATTCCGCTTCTGCGTTTGCTACAGCTCTTGCTTCATCTGGCAATACTTTAGCTAGCGGTGCTATATCTCCTCCTGCTTTGGCTACTTGTTGCAGTTGTTGCATCTGTGCCATTTGTTCTTGTTGTTGTGCTGCTTGTTCTCTCTCAGCGTTTACTTGTGATTGTAGTTTTAATAATTTTTGTGGCATACCAACTAACTCAGCAACATGTTTTACTAACGCATCAAAATTTACATAATCAAATACAGGAGCAACATTAGCAAGTGATCCTAATATTTCTATTGCTCTAGTAATTGATGAAAGCTCTGTACCTTTTTGTGCTTTGGCTAATGGTGATACATATTCTATTTCTATATCTTGACCTGATAAAAAGTCTGGTGCTTGTGCAAACTGATTGTTTCTAAGTAGTATTGCAAAGCATCTATCAATCATTGGTTTTAATAATTCTGATTGTAGTCTACCTAATACTGGACCAAGTAATCTCATCTTCTCTTCATTTCTCTGTATGACTTCTGTTGCTGTCATCTGTGGTCCTTGTTGTAACATTAGTTGATCTACATAGAATACATTTCTAATAGCAGTTCTTCTTTGCTCTTCCATATTCAAACCTAATGGATTGTTTGCACCAATGTTTAATGGTTCAATTCTATCTCTAGTACCTGATCTATAAAAGTTTAGTCCACCCGGTACAGTTCTTACTGGTAATAAGAAACCATCATCAGGAACTAATAGAGGTGGGTCTACTTGTTTCTGTGCAGCTTTGATAGTTGTCTTTGACATTTCATTTAGCATCTTAACATCTGGTAGTGCTGTCATTGCAGGTGATCTACCATAGATTTCATGTGATGCTTTTAAATATCTTGGCACTACAAAAGGGAACTCAACAAAGCCACCTACTGATAGTTCATTACCATTTTTATATTCTACATAAACAGATTCAAACTCCATGTTCTCTTTATCTTTTTTTCTAGGATCAAATTCTTGTCTTGGATATACTGCGTGTAAAATATCTATTTCATCAAATGGGTCTTTCTCTACTTTTGTTTTTGCTTCTTCAGATAAAAAAGTTCCAAACTGTTGAGCAGCAGCTCTAAGTGTTATTTTAAATTTTCTATATACTGTATCTATTCTACCTTTGTCATTTTCAGTAATATAGATTTCGTTGATGTGTCTTGTTGAAAATTTTAAAAGATCACTTTGATCTTCTTCAATAAACATTGCAGCAGTACCAAATGTAATTAGATCATGGTACAGTTCAAATATTTCTTGTTGAAAGTTTGATCTATTGAAAGCTGTATACATAGTTTCTGTTACACCTTCTAACCAAAGTTTAGCTTCATCATCCATATCTAAACCTTGATCTTTATATCTTAATGAGAACCAAGGAGTAGAAGGGTTAGTCAACATTCCATGTAAGGATGCAGCTAACAATTCTACAGCTTGTATTGGAGAGGAATCGAAAACTAATTCTGTACGCTTATCACCTTTTGATCTTGTTCTAGTTACATCTGCTTTTCTAGGTTGCATATAGTCTGCAACTTCTTGCCAATGTGTTTCCCAGTTTTGGCGACCAGTTTTAAGGCGATCAAATCTCGCCATGATAGTTTTAGTTAAATCAGTTTTTGCCATTACGCACCTAATAAAGTTGGTTTACCTAATATAAAATTTCCAGAAGCTCCTTTTTGAGAAGTAAGTATAGTATTTCTTCTACCTTTTCTTTTTGTTTTTCTTGAATCATATTCTTCAGATTTCATTTTATCTTCAGCAACCTTACCTTCTGTAGTTAAGATAGTTGTGCCTCCAACATTTTTTGTGGTTACTACATTTGCTCTTGCTTGATTGTCTCCACCTCCACCATCGGTTCTTACAATAGATTCTCTAAATTCTTTTGTTCCATCTTTATTTGTATGTACAATTTTTTCTCTACTATAACCTGCAGATACATTTCCAAAAGCATCTGTTTTTCCAGATGACCTATTAGCTAAATAACCTTTATAAACTTCTTCTTGTTTAGCTGTAGCTAAATTTTCAAATTCTTTTTGCGTATATCCAATATTTTTTTTTGCTTTTTTAGATGTTAAAACATCATCTACAAAATAAGTTCTTGTTTTTACTGAACCAGCTTTAAAAAAAGGTTTAGTAACACTTGCTGCACCCATGTACATATTTTGAATTTTAGTTGCACCTCTTTGTTTAAATAAAGAAGTTTTTGCAGCAGTATCATTATTAGGATTTAAATTTGATTTTGAATAAGTAGGAGTGGGTGCTTTATACTTTGGTCCACCATGTAAACTTGATCCTCTATATCCGCTATTATTATTTCCTTTATCTCCATGAGAACCTCCTTGAGATTTTCCCATTGACGATCCAGATTTTCCATGATGACCCGGCATAATTATACTCCAAATGTTAATGAAGATTTAGTTTCTTGCTTTGTTTCTTTTGTAGCCTTTTTTATAACTTCATTCTCATAAGTTATATCTTCTGACAAAACTAAAACCTCTTCTTCTTTTACTTTCTTTTTAATTTTCTTTTCTGCTGGTTTCTTTTCAAAAATTTTTTTTAACTTCTTTAAAATCATTACTTACCTAACAATGTATCGAGAGCATCTTGCTCAGTTTCTTGAACTCCAAGTGGACCAGTAAGGATAGTTTCTCTTCTGCCTTTTCTTCTTCTTCTAATCGCATCTTGTTCTTTTTTAATTCTTTCTTTTTCTTCTGGGGATAATTCTGTGCTAGGCGGTTCTGGTGGCGGTGGCGGTGGTGGCAACGCTGGCATTTTTGGTTTTAAGAATCCCATAATTATATAATCCTGTATTCATTATCTGCTACACTTTGTGGAGCAATTTGTCTATCATTTATTTCTTGTAGTCCAACTGCTAGATACCTCATGGCATCAGATGCGTGTGAACTCCAATCATGTACAGGTTTCGATCTGAACATTCTATTTTTTTCTATGTACTTCCTATGGTAGTGTCTTAACGCATCTATTAAGTTTTTGCAATGGTCTACATCAATCCAACATCTAGGTAGGATCATGGTGGTTGCGTGTATACCATCTTCTAATGGTATTTTTGGTACGACCTTAAACCTAATTCCTAATTGATAGGCGACTTCTCTCCGGGTTTTACCATTACTAAAATCTGTAACTTCGATGTCGTGTGGTGCAAAGTGATCTTTGTAGATGTAATCTTTTTCCTTTATCATCTGAATATAATGCGGTAGTCCTTTACCTCTTTCCTCATGGTAGTCGATAATATTGATTGCTCTACCTAGTTGTTGAAAGAATATGATTGCACTATGATCTGAAACTCCCAAGTCCCAACTTGTTGAAACTGGTAGACTAGGATCGTAAGGCACTCTACTGATCTGTCGTTTGTTATCTAGCTTTGCAATCTCATCGCCATAGATAGCACCTTCTATGTTTGCGATCCAATCACACTCAAACTCTTGTAAGAACTTCTTTTCACCCATTACCTCTTTCGCTTTGTCTAATTCCTCTTGGTCGACAATTTTCGTATCGCTAGCTTTAGCTTTATAGTGAAACCAATCATCCGCACCTTGTGCGTGTTGATACAATTCATAAAAATTATTATTCATACCTTGCGGTGTACCAATGAAAACACAGTACCCCTTTCTATCCGATAGTGCTGGTCTAATTATCTCAGGAAATAATTTATCATTTACATTTGCATACTCATCAATTACGCAGCCATCAAGGTAGATACCTCTCAAGCCATCTGAGTTTTCTGAGCCTAGCAAGGTGATACGAGAGCCATTTGGTAAATCAACTCTCAGTTCTGTTTCGTTAAATTTGGTGTGGGGTATTTTGGCGGTGAACTGTTTTACATAATCCCAAGCAATAGCTTTTGATTGTTTGAAGGTGGGTGATATGTAGGCGTACCTAGGGTTCTTGTTCTTAGAAGTCAAAGCTGATCTAATCAAATGATTCAATACTGCAACTGTCTTACCGAACCTACGATGGCATACGAGTACATTCCATCTGTGTTTATCTATTTGTTTGTGAATGTAGGCTTGATGTTTACGAGGAGTATAAGGTATTTTTATATCCATACATTAGTGAATTTCTTTACTAGGCATATTCTCATTTATGGGGTGGTAATCAAAACCTAACTTGGTCATAGCAAACATTGTAAACAACTCTGCTGTAGTGTGATCTTCCATATTAAAGAACTTTATAACTACATTGTTTGTTTTTTCCTCAATGTAGCATAAGCAATCCATATCTTCTGACATAAAATAGTTCATATACTATATCTAGTTTATTATTGTTGGTCTGGCAAGATGAAGATAAGGCTGTGTGTAAGGGAGTCCTCGAGTCCCATGTATATATATGTTGTGTCTGCGGCTGCAATATGGGGTGTATGGCAAAAAACAAAAACAAAAACTATAGATAATCGCAGGCAAAAACACTTAAACCAGTGATAATCTTTTATTATCAACACGACAAATTGGTTAATATCTATGTAATTTGTGATCCGCTTATATATACGAGATTTTGTGAGGGGTCGTTGTGTATCTTGATACGATCTTTAAGACCAATAAA